AGGCCGAGAGTATTGAGCCGATGGAGACAATTGAGCTAGCCAGTGGACAATTGCTTACTATGCCAGCCGGGTGGGAACTCAACATGACAAAAGCGGAACAACCCACTACCTCTTATGGCAGTTTCAAACAGGAAATTTTAGGTGAGATTGCAAGGTGCTTACAATGTCCTTTCAACATTGCGTATGGCAATAGCAACAATGCCTCTTATGCTTCAAGTCGTTTAGACTGGCAAATCTATCACAAGGCAATCCGATTGCAACAAAAGATGATGGCTGATAAGGCTTTAGATAAGATATTCGCAATGTGGTTTTCTGAGTGGCAACTTCAAAATAACCGCAGGGATGTAGTTGCTAATCATGTATGGATTTGGGATGGAATTAACGAACACAGTGATCCGTACAAGCAGGCTCATGCCGATGCAATTGAGTTACAGAATTGCACTACCAGTCTTTCCACAATTTATGCTCTCAAGGGCAAAAATTGGGAGACCGAAATCAAGCAGATTGCGAGAGAGCGTGAAGCATTGAGAAGTCTTGGATTAGTAATTGGTCAAGTAGTGCCAGACGAAAAATTATTAGAAGAAGATAATGAAGATATAGAGGATAAATCGAATGAAACAGAAAATGATCGAGATTAAAGCCTACGCGGAGGAAACCAAAAAGCCTGCAACCGTAAAGGGATTGGCTTACAATGGCGGTATCCTCGATGTAGGTATTGGTAGTGGTGTAGTACTGGATTTACAAGGACTGGAAATCCCCGACTCTATCCCACTGCTTGCTGACCATAAAAACGAAGTCGGTAATAAGATTGGCGACATCAAAGCAGAGATTATTGATAATGCCTTATGGATTGAGGGCAAGATTACGAGCGAGAATTTCCTTGCTCAAAATATTATCACACAATCTAAAGCCGGTGGCAAGTGGCAATTGAGTATTGGTGCAAGGATGACCGAGTACGAAGTGTTGGAAGAGGAAACCGAAATCAACGGGCAGATGATTGCAGTAGGTATGATTGTTGCCACAAAATCAGTATTACGCGAAGTAAGTATTGTGGCTATTGGTGCGGACAAAAACACCAGCTTAGAAATTGCCGCAAAAGCAGTTGTAGATATTGAAGGAAGAGAAACTAATAAACCTATAGGAGAGAATGTTATGGACGAAAAAATTAAAGAGAATGAAGTAAAAGACGAAGCCACTGTAGACATTCATGCCGCACTTAAGGCCGAACGTGATAGATATAAGGCTATCAAAGATGTCTGTGATGGCGATGTCGAAATTGAAAACAAGGCAATCGAAGCCGGTTGGTCAGCAGACCAGACTGCCAAAGCAATGTTGGATAAGATGAGAGCAAATAGACCCGCTGTAAATGTCAACGTCAAGGCCGAAGCCAATACCGACAAGACCATCGAGGCCGCTCTGATGATTCGTGCTGGTGTTGACGAAAAAGAAATCATCAAAGAATGTGGCGAACAGGCAATCGAGGCCGGTTACAAGGCCCGTAATATCAGTGTTAAGGATGCCGCTATTGCTTGCATCAAGGCAAGTGGTCAGAGTGTTGGTTTAGGTTTTGGTAATGGCGAAATCAAAGCCGCTTTCACTACCTCACTGCCGGGTATTCTGGGCAATGTTGCTAACAAACGTCTCCAGCAGGCTTTTGCCAGTTATAGTCCTGTTGCATTTAAATTGGCACAGACTGCCGATATTAACGACTTCAAGGCTTCCGAGATTTATAACATCGCTGATTATAGCAATCTTACCGAAGTCGCAACGTCTGGTAATGACACCGGCAAATTGGCCGCTGATAAGTTCGTCGAGCACAAGGGGACTAACCAATTGAAAACTTATGGCAAGATTGTAAGCCTTACCCGTCAACAGATCATCAATGATGATTTGGGAGCCTTCTTGAAAGCCGCTGATATCCTTGGTAATCGTTGCGCGAAGACCATTGACCAGCTTTTCTTTAAGAAGCTTTTGGCTAATGGTGCAATGGCTGACCAGAGTAATCTGTTTAGTTCCGCACACAATAACTTACTGGATATCACCAACTATGCTTTAGCCGTGGATAAGGTCAAACTGGCTATTGCTGAATTTCTGAAACAGACTGGTCTTGATGGTGAGCCGATTGGCGCAATGCCTAAGTATCTGGTTGTGCCACCCGAACTGTATTTCCTTGCAAAAGAGATTTGCGAGAGCACTTATATGGTCGGTGGCAGTGCAAAGTCTACCGCTATGAATCCTGTTGCCGGACTGCTTGAGGCCGTGCAGAGTCCTTACCTGTCCAACAGTACCTATACTGGGTATAGCGCGACTGACTGGTATCTGTTCGGTAATCCGATCGAAGTGCCTGCAATGGAAATTGGATTTTTGAAGGGGCAGAGCACACCTACTATTGAGGGGTCGGATGCCGAGTTTGATACCCTTGGTTACAGCTGGAGAGTGTACTATGATATCGGTATTGGTGTCGCTGATTATCGCGGTGTGCTCAAAGCCGGTACTGTTCCCGTCGAAAGTTCTTCTGGCGAGTAAGGATAATTGATAATTAGCGGGTGCGATAACATCAATCCCGCTATATTGGGAAGAATATGAATTATTTACAAAAATCCGCAGAATATATTAAAAAGATGAGGGCAAAGGCTACAGAGGTAGATATTACCCTCAATGATGTTGACTGTAAAGCCACTGTGGGTAGTACTCTATTCAAGAGCAGTGGTAATTTTGCTGGTGGCATATATGAGCGTTCGGTTGATTTTTTAATTGCGGTTGATGCTTTAGATGCTATGCCCACAACTGATGATGTGATTACCTGGAATGACAAAAATTTTGCCATCGTGTCTTACAATGGCGAGCCTCCTGTTAGATATTCTGATCCTCTTGAAACCACTTATCGGATACACTGCAAGGAGGTAGGAGGGGAATGATAACGACTATTGCAGACAGTATTGCGACACTGCTCAATGAGGGCACTGGGGAAGATGAGATAGTTGCCGTAGTGGATTATGTGCCGGATTTTAACTTGAGGGATTTGGATGAAAGGCAGATTGTAATCGTGCCTACTGGTTGCGATTGGGACAATCTTACGAGGGGCAAAGTGTCAAGGACTTATGTATTTGAGATAGGGGTCTTGCAGAGATTGTCCGGTGAGGATGAGATTGAGGATTTTTGCGAGTCTGTAATCAGTATTGGTGATAGGCTAAAAAATAGTATGATTGGCGATTACCGATGCATGTCGGTCGAAACTATACAATTGTACAATCCGAGTGATTACAAACAAAGTAAGAAAGCGGTTGGTGTATTGCGAGCGAGGTACAAGGGTTTATGATAATAGACATCAATGCGAAAATTATATCATCATTTGACCGTGTTGCCAAAGCCGCAAAAAAGGCAAGCAGCAAGGCGTTGAGAAGCTCCGGTGCATACTTGCGGAAGGTTGTGCAGAGCGGGATTAAAAAGGGTAAGATTAAAGACGGTGAGATGATACCGAGTAAGCCGGGTACACCACCGCACTACTGGCAACAGCCGGGGCTTAATTTCAAGAAGTCAATTCTTTTTGGTGTTGATGCGGAAAATGAAAGTGTGGTCGTGGGTGCAATTGCAGGTAGATATGGCAAGCTTGGCCAACTGCATGAGTTTGGCGGTAGCAAAATGAATAAGGTATGGGATAGAGAAACGAAGAAAGAAATCAGTGTGTTGGCGACTTATCCGGCACGGCCTTTTATGGCTCCGGGTCTGGCGAAGAGCAAAGATAAGATAAGCAAATTTTGGGAAGATTCAATAAAATAAGAAGGAGAAATTATTATGGCGAAAATAGGTATTGACGCAAAACTTTTTATCGGCGAAACCGGGACACAGCCTACGGTCGAGTACGAAAATGTACGAAACGTGACTATGAGCTTGGAGCGGTCAGAAATTGATGCTACTACAAGAGCGGCAGATGGGTGGGAGGTAATTTTGGCTGGTCTCAAAAAGGCAACACTGGAATTTGAGGCACTGCCTGATTCGAGTGACACAACCTACAACGATTTGCACACCGCATTTTTGGCTGGTACTACAAAGGCAATTTTCATCTCTGATGGTGATGGCAATGGTCTTGATGCGGACTGGACTATTGTGAGTTTCAGTGAGGATCAGCCTAACGATGAAGCGATTGTGGCAAAAATCAAATGCAGACCTACACTTGTTACCCGTGCTCCAGCTTGGGTATCTGCTTCTGCCGGGTCCGGCGAGTAAATACTATTAATGCCGGGTGCGATAGTATCAATCCCGGTAGTTTTCAGAGTTTTAAACAAAATACTTTTGAGGGGGTATTTGGATGAAGATATTTAAGGATGTAAATGGTAAAGAGTGGCAAATCTCGATAACAGTAGGCACTATCAAGAGAGTTAAAGACTTGATGGACGTAAATCTTATTGATGCGGTCTCAACGGATCTGATAGACAAAATGAAATCGGATCCGGTTTTTTTGTGTGATATTTTGTACGCCATCTGCAAGCCGCAGGCCGATAAAGACGGTGTAAGTGATATCGAATTTGGTGAGGGATTAGTCGGTGATGCAATAGCCTCAGCAACCGATGCTTTGATAGGGGATCTGGTTGATTTTTTCCCTGCCAGCCAGAGGGTGATACTGCGGAAGGCTCTGGCAAAAATCGAAGCCGCAGAAAAGCAGATGACCGAAATGATGGATCAGAAGATAGACGCAATGATGGATTCGGAAATCGAGAAAAGGGTGAGAAGTTTTACCGAGAGCTTTGGGCAATAAGTGGCGAAGTCGGAGTAAATCCGATGGATTTAACCGCGCGGGAGTTGATGTTGATGGTGACGGGGCGCAGGAAAGAGTCTTGGACTCACACGAGTGCACTGATAGCGTTGATATACAATGCCTTAAGTAAAGAACCGAAAAGCCCGGATGATTTTAATCCGTATGCAGATGGCAAGGAAAAAGAGCCGATAAAGAAAGTAAAAGTGAAAGATTTGAAGAATATATTTTTTGACAAAAATCAAAAATTTAGGGGTATGAAATAGATGGCGGCGAATGCAAGCAACATAAAAGCGGGTGGTGCGTATGTAGAGCTATCCGCAAAAGACGGCAAATTATCAGCCGGGCTTAAATCTGCGGAGGCAAAATTAGCACGTTTTGGTGCCGCCACAAAATTATTGCAAGTCAAATTGAATAGTATCAGTCGTGGATTTGCCGCTACCGCACAAGGCATTAACAATGTCAGCAATGGCTTGATGAGTGCTGGTGGCAAGATATTTGGTGTGGCGACTCTGATGGGTGGTGCTTTAGGATATGCCGTAAAGCAAGCAATGGATCTTGGTGAGCAATTGGATAAGATGTCTGCCCGTACTGGCGCAAGTGTCGAGTGGTTATCTGCAATGCGGTATGCGGCCGATATGTCCGGTGCTACAATTGAGGATGTTGAAAATGCTCTGAAAGGAATGAACGAAACACTTGCCGAAGCTTCAATCGGCAGGGGCAGGGGATTAGTCTGGCTCAAAGAATTGGGGATAGATTTGGCGGATTTAGAGGGTCTGAGTACGGAGCAAAAATTTGAGAAATTTGCGGATTCCATAAGTAAGGTCGAGGACGCCGCGAAGCGGACAAAGTACGCCACTGCTCTCTTCCGTGGTGGCGGCGAGAAGTTACTACCTATGATCGGCAATGCGGAGTATGCCTTAACTTTTGATGATAGTATTTTGAGTAAGAGAAAATCTGTTGGTATTGACGGTCAATTAAATGTAGAAAAGCCAGAAGAATTAAGCACTGTTATTACTGGAAAATTAAATGTAGAAAAACCCGAAAATTTAACTGCTGAGATTGATGGAAAATTAAATATAGAAAAGCCTGATGATTTGTCTGTTGGTATTGATGGAAAATTAAGCGTTGACCAAAAAAATGTTTTGGATTCATTAAAGGAGCTTGGCTTAGATGCAAATAAGCTTTTCAAGCTTACACCCGAAGTACGGTTAGCCAAAGTGCGTAGGGCCTTGGCTACGGTTGACAATGAGCAAAAGCGGAAAAAGCTTACCAAAACATTAATTACTCAAAAGCCGGGGAGTATAGATCAGTTAAAGGGCGAGGCCAAACAATTAGGATTGATTGTATCGACGGAGCAGAGTAAAAATGCGGCGGCCTTAAATGATGCACTTGGCCGCTTGAAGATGACTATGCAAATGTTGGTGGTAAGTGTGGGCAATGCGTTGACTCCATCGTTACGGGTTGTTGCGGATGAGATAGCCACTCTCATACCCAAAATCAGTGATTTTATCGACGAAAATAAAGGTACGATAGTAAGTCTTGCCAAGCTAATCCCGATATTGGCGGGTGTCGGGGTTGGTATTATTTCATTAGGTGTGTTGTTAAAACCGGTATCTTGGATATTTAGTATTTTATCGGTTGGGGCATTAGGTTTGAGCAAATCTATTGGTTTTGCTGTAGGATCATTTAAACTTTTGTACACTTCCGTAAGATTAATATCAAGTGGCATTGGCAATACTTTTACTTTTTCCGTCAAGTTATTTCGAAAATTGTTTTCGGCGCTTGTTGCCATTGAGTCTGTTTTTCACAAAATCGGGGTTGCAATTTCGTCGATATCTTTTAAGGGTGTGTCCGCTGGATTATCTTTAGTTTCAAAATCATTTGGATTTTTAAAAGTAATCATTGGCGGGATTGTACCGCCAATTATCAAGGTGATAAAAGGGATTATCCCGGCGATTATCAAGGTGATAAAAGGGATTATCCCGGCGATAAAAGGGATTATCCCGGGGATTATCAAGGTAATAAAAGGGATTATCACGTCGATAAAGGATTTATTCATTATGTTGGAATATGTTTGGACAAATTTTATTTTGGTCTTCAGAGGGTTTATCGCTAACCTTGGTAAATTAAAGGTGCTTGGTGTTTAAAGACGTGGCTTTCGATTATTGGTGCCGCAATACACTCTTTAGGCGGCGCAATATTATCGGTGGTTTTGACTTTGTGGTCGCCAATTACTTTGATAGTGGTTGGATTAGCCGGTGTTGCCGGTGTTGCTTTGTTGATTTACAAAAATTGGGGGGCTATACCGGGATTTTTTAGAAATCTTTTTGATGGTATAGGAAGGGTTGTTACGCTATTTGTGCGGTATGTAATTGATGCATTTAAGCAATTAGTTGTGAGGATTAAGCAATTAGTTGTAGCAATATCGGAGATAGTCAAAAATACCGCATTAAGTATTGTAGGATTTTTTAAATCTGCATTTGACAAAATCACAGGGATTTTTACTGGATTTTTTGCGCGTTTATCGGATAATTTTGCGAAGCTAAAAGGATTTGCCAAAGAGAGTATTGATTTGATGGTCTCGGCTTTTGAGGCCGGCAATTTGTCGGACTCTTTTAAAATCGGCTTTAGCAGTATCAAGGTAATAGGTCTTGAGGCAATGTTGTTCTTAATTCAAGAGGTGTCTAATGCATTGGGCGTATTCCGGGATGTCTGGTACGATACGATAAACGGAATAAAAAATACATGGACACGGATGTCTACATCGCTTGCGATGGTGTGGGTAACAATGATAGAGGGCTTCAGCGAGCAGATCATTACATACAAGCATTTTGTAGATACAGTAATTGATATCCTTAACGATGCCATGAATAACAGGATTAATCTTTCGTCCTTCATTAAAAGAATGACCCAAGTATATGTCAAGCTTTTTGCGTTAATACCAAAAATAAGGCTGCAAATGGAGAAGGCGTTATTTGGTTGGGCAATGGGTGACATTATCGACAAGCAACTAGCTGGTGTCGAAATAATCGAAAAAACAATTATAACTGGCATTGAAAATATATCCAGCGACGCCGATAAGGATTATTTTGAGCAAAAAGAAAAGGAATTGCAGGACAAATTAGCCGCCAACAAAAAGAAATACGATGATTGGTTAGCCTCATTGCAGGCTAATGAATCCGAGGCAATTGCGGCAAGAGAAGCTGAAAGAAATGCCGGTACTCTGGTGTTTGGAGTGCAGATAAAGGGCATGAAAGAGACACTGGATGAAGCGAGAAAAGAATTAGAGGAACAAATTAAGGAAGTAAGAGCTAAGATTGCGGCAGGCAAAAATGATCCGGGAGAGAATCTGCCCAAAAATCTCGATGCTATCATGGGCAGTTTTCAATTAAGAGATTTGTCATTTTTCGGTGGTGACAAAAACAACGACATGACAACGCACCAAAAAATGCAAAACGAATTGACAAAGCGCACAAATAGGATATTAGAGGGCATTGCCGCGCGTAGGCAAGGATTATCATTTTTATAATTTGAGGGGATTATGGCAACAACAGTATCACAAACATATTATTCTGAACAACTTAATACAGACGAATCAAAAGTGCGCCAGAAATATACCTCTGGTGATATTGAGTACATCGTGAGGGGCGCGGACGATGAAGAAGCCGCTATTATTGCTGTACGCGATGCGGTATCCACAAAGCACTTGGGGATGCGGCTTACATCTATATCAATCTCTGAGCGATTGGATGATGATAGCTGGCGGGTGCGTTGTAGTTACGATGCCACTGTTGCGACATCAGATGATGATGGGGTAAGCAAGCCGGATTATACGGTTAATTTTGATTTTTCTTCCACAACAAAGCACATATCCCACAGCAAACGAACAACATCAAAGTATTCAGCTGATCCGGAAAAACCTATTGCCCCGGATTACGAGCAAGCAATTAATTATAATGACGGACGGATAGAGGGCGTCGATATTATATCCCCACAAATGGAATTCAGCGAGACACACTATTTCTACAACAGCGAATTGACGACAAAATACAGAAAGACACTGGCGACAATGATAGGGCGAGTAAATAATGACACTTTTCGTGGTTATTCTGCCGGAGAGGTACTGTTTTTGGGTGTGTCTGGTAGTAGGGCAGGGCAAGATCCGGATGATCTATGGACGCTAACATTTAAATTTGCCGTTAGTCCGAACGAGGAAGGATTAACAGCCGGTGATATTATAGGTATCAGCAAAAAGGGATGGGAGTATTCGTGGCAACATATGGCTGATGTGGTGGATACGGTTAACAACGTCACCAAAAAAATCCCTATGTATGCCTACGTCGAGCAGGTGTACGACGTGGACGATTTTAAAAAATTAGGTATAGGGGTATAAGATGGAAAAAGTAAAACCCGGTGACAATTTAAATATTAAGGCTCAAGATTGGAACAAGATCGCGGATGTTGTTAACAGTCAATCTCTCCGTACTGGTGGTGGTATTGCCGGCAATACCAGCAATCAATACATCCTGATCAGCAATACTACCGCTGTTGCCATATCAATGTACGGCATAGTGGAGTTAGATGGTTTGGCGATTGACCCGGTAGTACAGGCCAATACATATCAGGTACCGGTGTTTGAAGCAATATTGCCGATTGCAGAGCATGATAGCGGGCATACTACTTATGCGATTGCACAAGAGCCGATAGCTCCCGGCACTGTGGGTAAGGCTTGCATCAATGGTGTATCCCTCGTTTTTGTAGCTGGTTATTATGTCGAGGATTATCATTTTATCAAGCCGAGTTTTAGCGGATGGCATGGTATGTTTTCGTATGGGAAGACGCAGATGAAACTCCTTGCTAAATCGAGTGCATATGGATATTTTGTGACGCATATTACCCCTGATGTGTCGGATAGCGTTGTACCGGCAATTATTGACGACAATATAGATGGGTATGGATACTACACCGTCGATTTGTATGAAAATGGTTTTGGGAATTCGTCGACAGGTCAAGCAAGTATGTATCTTCCTGAGGGTGCGTATGGTATCACCGCTCATACCGGTATGCGGACATATGTGTACCGGCAGAGCCACAGGACAATTAATGCGGAGATTATTTCCGAGGGTGAGGGTGAAGAATGAAATTTATTCAAACACACTTAAATATGCGTATAGGGAGTATCACCGGATGGCAGATGGGGTCTGTTTGGTGGGCTTGGACTGCCAACCGCAAAGACAATTATTATGCAACGATAATAAACAAGCGAATCAACAATCAAAATGATTATTGGTCGATTATCTCGCAGCAATTACATCCATACTACAGATTGGTAGATAGCAACGGGGATATTTTTTCCACTTTAAAAATCAGTGCGGAGATATACGACAATTACCCCGTCTATGAGAGTATCTCCGGGGAGAGTATGTATTATTATTACGCTACGGGTATTGGTATGATTGCGATGCGCAATAATTATTTTATTGGGTACGTCCCGGACGGAATCAATGACGAGTATTGGGTTGTGAATCACAACTATATGTATGGATATGCTGGCGCGTCTCCCTTGTCAAGTGGTACCGCTACTGCGGCAGGTACCGCTACTACATCCTACGTCATTAACGCTCATTGGCCGCGTTGGGAGTTGCAGGGGGTATATAGTGCTGTTGGATTGGGTAATTATAATCCGAAACCCGGATTGTACCAGCCTTGCGATGGCGTAGAGGGGCAATTCAAACTTGGTGCATACGATACGACTATTGGACAGTGGGTACCTGATTACGGATTTACGAGGGATATGTATATGGGGGAGAGTGTAACATGGCGTTAATGCCTACATCTTGGGATGATTTGGACTGGGATGATATCAATCCGTGGGATAGGCGGTATTATTTGAGCCTCAATGCGGCATTGACGGAGAGATATTACATCATGTGGCTTACACCGCCTCTTGCCACAAATACTTACAATACAAATACTTATTGCAATCGTAATCCTGCTGTAATCAATAATGGCATACGCAATTATTGTTTACGGCAATATTTTGATTTTTACTCGTTTCACAATTCGGAGGGATGCAAGAGATTGTTATCTTTTTTCCAAAAATTGCTTGGGCAATATTATTACCATAATTTCTGGCCGGGATATGGTGTGAGTACCGCGGATTACAAATACGGTTATTTTCCGACATTGCAAGATTACAAGGTGCGGTCGAGTAATCATTTTGAGATTGAGGATTTTTACGGTGAGGATTTTATTGATATATTTAAGTCCCCTTATGATGGCGCTAATATTGATTCGGACAGGACAATCAATTGGCTCAAAAAAATGAAAGAAGCAATCCAACAATTACGATATATTGAGATTAATGGGAGTAATTTTTTTACTTGGCTTTATGGTAGCGCCAGTGAGCGCAATGATTCCGCTACATTAGCGGAGGTGGCGGATTTGGCCTACGCCAATATTACCGACAAGGCAGATGCCGAGTCACACTGGTATAACGATGATAGTGCTTTTATCTCCGCGCAGTACAAGGCTGCGGTAGATCCATGGGCATATACTCTTCATTCCGTAAGCTTCGAGATGCGCGATATCCGGTGGGTGAATCGTCTGCAATATCCGGTAGATGTCTATGCGGCAATTTACGACTATAAAAATCCGCTTAACGGGTTGGGTACCAATAAGATATACCATGATTTTGGTACGGGTTTTGTTAATGGTGAGATTAGATTTTTGCAGACTGTACAGCCGGGTGCGGAGATAGGGCATTTTTTTGACTCGATATCTGTGATACCTGATGCGCCAATGCCCGCCTCTGGCCAGGAGTTGTCCTACAGTATAGGCATTAAGCTGATTGCCGATGCGGGGCCATATTTTAATTTTAAGAGTGACGAGGGAGAGGGAGAATAATAATGCAAGAGATATTGATACCGCTAAGACTTGACGGTGTATTGGCAACACCGGTAGATGAGTACGCACAGCCTTGGCCAAGCAGACAGAGTATTGTGCGTGGTATGCAAGCCGTCCTCAAATTGATGTTGTTTAAACCGGACAATACCCGCTATACTGCGACAGACTTGGACTTTTCTGCTTGGGATTTTGTAGTTGCTCACGACTGGGATACCACCACTACGCCACAATTAAGGGTACAGAGTGGTATTTTTATTGATGAGGATGATTTGGTCAATATCCCCTTGCTTGAGATTAATACTGTAGAGTTATTGGCCAAGTTGGGTACGTCTGAGAGTATTACTCTTGGTTGTGAGTTATGTGGTTTTGCAGAGGGTGAGACCAAGCCGGACTTTGTTTGCCAATTTAATTTGATTATCCGTAACAGGCGAAGTGATGCCGGTACCGGAACCCCTACGGATGTACCTGATGGCAGTTATAATGCCGCACAAGTTGACGCATTGCTTGCGTCCAAGGCCGATAGCGATGATGTAGTGATATATGCTGAGGGTACGGGTATTGAGATTATTGATGGCACTATTAGCATTGATACTACTGGTGCTACTACTGGTCAAGTTTTGAAAAAGTCTGCTGAGGGCGTTGCTTGGGCGGATGAGAGTGCCGGTAGTGGCGATGCATTACCAGTAGTTACGGTAGATGACAATGACAAGGTATTGACTGTAGTATCTGGCGTATGGGAAAAAGCGGATTTGCCCGCTGAAACGATTGAGTTGCCAACTGTAACTACTGCTGATAACGACAAAGTATTGACTGTTGTAAATGGCAATTGGGAAAAAGCTGATGCTCCAGATGGTGTAACTACTGCCAGCGTACAGAGTGCCTTAAGCATTGATACAAGCACAGGTAGTTTGTCAAAAGTATTGTCTGAGAAAGGAACCTTTGTTGATTTACCGGAAGCTGGTACTGGTGAGGGTGTAACTTATACTGCCGGGAATGGAATTGATATTGCGGATGAGGTGATTAGCATTGATGTAACTGGTGCTACTACTGGTCAAGTTTTGAAAAAGACTGCCGAGGGCGTTGGTTGGGCAAACGATGAAACCGGTACTGCCGAATTACCAACTGTTACTGTCACGGACAACGACAAGATATTGACGGTAGTAAATGGGGATTGGGAAAAAGCGGATGCTCCCGTGTCTGCAACTACTGCTAATGTGCAGACTGCTTTAAGTATCAATACAAGCACAGGCAGTTTGGTAAAAGTACTTTCTGAAAGAGGTATTTTTGTAGATTTGCCAGAAGCTGGTAGTGGTGAGGGTACTACTTATACTGCTGGCGATGGGATTGCTATTGCGGCTGATACTATTTCTATTAATTCTGCTTCTGCCACAACCGGACAATTACTGTCAAAAGGTGCAACTGGTATCACTTGGGTATCTTCTCCAGTGAGTGCCACTACTGCAAATGTACAGAGTGCATTAAGTATTGATATTGGTGCCGGAAGTGAGACCAAAGTCTTGTCTGAGAAAGGCACTTTTGTAAATCTACCGGAAGGTGGTACTGGTGGCACTAGTGACGTAACTGCACTAGAGGCATTTTATTATTCACAAATGTAAGAGGGAGAACAAATTATGGCAATTACTGTAACCAACAAGACATACGGCTTTGCAACCAGCAGCGCCGAGACAATAAGTGAAGCGACGACTCTAATGACCGTCCCTGCCGGAGCCAATTTCATGCTCAAGACGATCAAGGCGGTCGATATTGGCGGCTCCGGCGGCGAGATATTCCTTAAGGCCGGGAGTTATTTTTTTGAGGACGTGACTGTAGGAGCAACCGATAACATTGATTGTTCTCCGCTGTCTCCTTATGCCTTTGAGGGCGGTACGGTTCTATCCTGGCAGAATGTAGGTGGAGCAGATATACACGTCACGATTACCGGCATACTACAGGATGTATCGTCTTAATATTGGAGGTGGTATGCAAAATATTAAAAAAATCAGCAAGAGAATAGAGATGGGCATACAATCCGAGTATCGTAAGCGCAAGCGAGAAACAGTCAAAAAAATGATGATAGATGTCCTGCTTGGTGTGACCGGTTGGAGTGGATTAGAGCCGTGGGCGGAGGATGCGATAGACCGTATTCTCGATGGCAAGCCGGTGAATATCTCACAATTGCGGGCAGATTTATTGTCATGGCAACAGCAACAAGAAAATCAACCACCGGAGGGGGAATAATGTATAGCAAATTAACACCGATAAGACCGCAGGTACTGTATCCCAAAGGACAAAGCTTTGATGATCCCAAAGGCTGGACGGATGTGTGTACATCAGGAACCGGCCCCGTGAGCGTGGAAATCACGATGGATTACGATACAGGGGAGTCCACAGTTTCTTACTTTGCGGTGTATTTGACAGCGAGTACCGAGTACACTTTTTATGGCACTGGCACTTACTCTAATGCCCGTATAGATGTGTACGATTCAGCGGGGACAAAAGTAGCTTATAATCAAGGCGATATGACAGAGCCAGACTGGGAGTGGGTGGTTTCGGATTGCGTCTATACTCCGTCGGAGTCGGGTGTGTACGTATTTGCTGTGTTTGATGGGTCTGAGATGGGCGATAGCGCCGATACATACAGTGTGTATGTTACTCCCCGTCCTAGCGAGCATAGCATGGCCGGGCCTACTCCATACGAGACTAGCGCCGGTGTGGAAAATCTGTCGGTCGCGCGTTCTAGGCGCGCGATTGATGTCGGCATTACCGACTTGGATTATTTTGCGCTAAAGGCACGGTTAGGACTAGAGGGTGAAGCTTGGCTGCGTTGGATTCGGTTACATTGGTGGAGGTGGTATAGCTGGCTTGACCGTATGTGTGTACTAGCGCCCCTGGAGGAGTATGAAGAATTTGATGAATTAAATCGTCGGATAGAGTACGACAGCGACCCCCAATACTGGGGCACTTATACATTGCCGTCGGGTGTACCTGTGCTGCACTTTTTGGCCGGTGGAGCGTACAACACTGGTGCAGTATTCCTGCGTTCGCTGTACTGGCTAAACCAGTGTCGGTTTATGTTAACCTTCAAATTTTGGTTCATGTTCGACCCGCTATGGCGCAAGGAGGGCGCTTGGGCCGCGCCGAATGTGCAAATCATGAATGGCGTCCTGGGCTATTACGGCAGCGAAGGGACGACCAGTTCGAAGAATCCACCTCCGCATTTAGGCATAATGGGTGATACCATTTATAACGTTACGCTAGCCCCTAAAACTCTACATTACGTTACTATTGACAATTATATCAACCAGCTTACTGTGCGGGTTAATGGCACAGCCGTATATACTACTGCGTGGACTAACGATATGTATTTCATTGTTCAAAACATGACATTTTTGTACAATACTGTGGTTGATGGTGCGGTCGAAGAGCCATTGCAGGGACACGGCGTCACCAATGTCTCATTGCGAATAACGAGCTATATATGGTAATAAGGGAAAAATAATGAAAATTACAAATGTTTACATTCGAAAAACCGACGCGAGAACCGTAGAGGTTGATGACAATAACCGACCAGCCCGCAGCGTTGTGGCAATCCATCGTAACGAGCCGCTGACGCTGGCAATTCACATTTTTGACGGGACAGCATCAACACAAATGACACAGGCGCAGCTTGCAGCCTATGCCGTTTCGTGGCAGTTAAATATTGCGCCATCGCCAAACATGGCGGGGCCATTGTGCCTACAAAGCACGAGCGCTACCGTTGATGCAGAGGGTACAATTTCGGTAATCGTTCGGGAAACCGACACAGTGCAGGCCGCAGCCGCAATTGGCAACAATACACGGGCAACTTGGACTGCCGAGCTTACCGGGACGCCCGGAGACAGCGAGCAGCCGTCAATGGTGTTACAATGGCGCGTCGCGTATATCAATCGCGTTGCCAGCGAGAACGAACCGCCGCCGGAAGCGGAAACAAACAATTACTATCCGAGGCCGGTAATCGACGCCAAATTTGCCGACATCAATCGCACGTTAAACATCCCCACTGACATCAACCAGCTTGACGATGCAGACGGGCTACTGTTTGATGGCGACTACAACAGCCTGAAAAACCTGCCGACTATTCCCGCAGATGTTGCTGATTTAACAGATTCCGGTGGACTGATTCCTACCGACTTGACTGACCTGACCGACACTACCGGGATTCTTTCTGGCAAGGTGGATGCGGTAGCCGGCAAGGAGCTGTCTGACAATAATTACACTGATGCGGCAGTGGCTAAGGTTGCAAAAATTGAAAATGAAACCCTGACCGAGCTGACTGGCGCAAATGTAACTGTTGCCCCGTGGACGCAGACGAAATATACGGCTGATGGCATTTGTACCATAACCGCCACTGGCTGGGCTTTGTCTGGATTCCAGTGGTCGCATATCGTAATAACGGTTCTGGCCGATGCAACTCCGGCAATCGCTGGTACTGAAGAGGTGTCAGAGGACGACGCATTGTCCAAGGCAGGGGTGTACCATGCGGCGTTCCTGAATCTGGATGGCAAAATTTACTTCCATGTTTCCAGCTTTGTACCTGCGGAGGTGGAAGAATG